GAACTTGTTAAACTCAAACCTGTTGGATAAACTACAGGTAAATATAAATTTCTCCAAGCATTGCCGTCGTACGCTTGGTGTACTTCCATCGTTGTATTAAATATTAGCCCACCTGGACTAAATTTTCTACCATTTCTTTCGGTAGTTGTGTAAGAAGGTACCACATTTAAATCCAATTGAAAAAGGTTTTGTTCTAATGTACGCACCATTCTGTTTAATTGTTCAGCATCTATGTTGCCTTGTGTAAAACGAGGCAATGATGAGAAGGCCTGTCTAATATCATATCGTGGCATTATTGTCTCCCATCTGGCTTAACATCGAGTCGTGTAGAGCCCAATCTCCAACCAACTCCGAGACGGTTAGCATTGTTATTACTTCCGTCATTAAAACTAGAAACATTTAAAGAAAACTGTCTTCCTCTTCCTCTTATGTTTTTTACTTGTGTTTCTGCATCTACAGGAATAGTAGCATCAGCCACTAATGTTCCACCTGGTGCATCACGCATTTTTACAATTAAATCAACAGTTTGCGGACCAGCACCGTCTGTTCCTATAAACTTAAAGTCTGGTATAACTCGACTAACAAAAGCAAATTGTTCGCCGTCGCCTATATCAATATCACCTGATTGTATAGATACATTATCCATAGGAGCTCCGTCATCATCATAACCTACTTCGTGAGCATAAACATAACCTGGTGAACTACCACCAGCTGCTCTTGGTTTTTGATAAATACCGTAGTCAATCCAAGCTGTTCTTTCCATTTTACCTATAGCCCATGTTCTTTGCACATAGTTATATGTAACATATCTATCAATTTCATTAGAACCAGCAGAAGGATAATACCATCCTACTTCGTCAAAAGTTTGATTAGAGAAACCAAAAATCTTATATCTTTCATCATAGTTAATATCATTAAAGACATATTCTTTTACAGTACAAGGCAATGCTTGAACAGAACCTGTGTAAACATAGAAGTTAGATTTATCCATCCAAAATGTTGCATCGGCTCCATTGACCGCTGCATTTGGACCTAGTATCGAGGGACCCCTTGCGAGGAGAGAAGTGGTAAAGGGCAGGGGTCCCCCTACGAATCGCAATGAAAACAATGCGATATCGGTCCATACTAATATTTCCTGACGAGTCTGTAGCCCGCCAATAATCTCAGAACCTAGATTTAACTCAATCTGATCAGCTGTAGATGTTCCGTCTGTTCGTATCTGCCAATCAACTGCACTGTTTTGGTTAGAAATTGCTATTATCATTGGGTCTATTGTTCCTGTTCTAGAAGCACCAGAAATAGGATCAACACCTAATGCAACAACATGGCCGTCTCTTTCAGAGACAATAACTTGATTTGCTTTTGTTGGAGCTAAGATAGCTCCTGCATCAGCAGTAATATCTGTAGCACGAGTATTTGTACCTGCACTTTCGTCCCATTTGTAAATACCGCCGCCTCTATAATTCATAATAAGGTCTTCGCCGTAATTATCTTGATTCCATAATCTAAATGAGTCGCCTGTTGCACCAAAACCCCAAGAACCAGCGTTCCAAGTACCAGAGCCCCATCCACCTAAAAGGTTTTGTAAGTCTTCTCCAACAGGTATTTCAAAAGCAAATGTTAAAGTCCCACCCGTATTAGAAGTAGAACCATTAGCTTGAGTAGTAACTGTTATATTAAAGTTATTAGCATCAACAACAGCTACAGCATGATTAGCATTTATTTCTGTTATTGGAATACCATTAACAGGACCTGACAAACCAGATATAGTTACAAAATCTCCTGTAGCACAACCATGACCTGTAACAGTAAACTTTACAGTAGTTGTTCCATTTGTAGTCATAACGTCTGTAGCTGATACTGTGGATCGTAATGGTGTAATATCATAGAACACAGCTTGATTTAATACATAAAATTTACGATTAGTTCCTACACCTACATATTGATTGCCGTCAAAGTCAGACCATTCAAACAATGTACGACAACTACCTAAAAAAGAATTTTGCGAATACTTTTCCCATCCACCTATCTTTTGTGGAAGACCTGATTGAAAACGAACAAGGTTACCGTCTGTCCAACCACCTTCGTCTGTATAATCTGTTGTTTCTTTATTTATTCCAGGTCTGAAATTAAATTTCGCTAACGGCATCTTGTAATTCTTCCACTTTCTCTTGCAAATCGTCTATTTTCCAAATTGCTTCTTTCAAAGCTTGAGTAAGTAAAGGAACCAGCTTAGATAAATCTAATTGCTGTAAGATTGGTGCGTCTGTTATTGGATCAACAGCGTCCTTGTCACCGGTAACTGCATTAGGTACTATAGCATCAACTTCGTGAGCTATAAAACCTTCGTGAACATCATCTTTACCTATAAAAGAATAAAGAAGTGGATCTAACTCTAAAACTCTTTCAACAGCATCTTCTATTGTACCAAGTCTATTTTTAACTCGATAATCAGAAGTTGTATTAAAAGAAGCGTTAGCTCCGTTGTTACTAATAGAGCCTACAGTTGTAGCCCCATTTAAAAATGTAATGTGTTGTATACCTGAACCTTGATAACTTTTTAAGGTAGTATTTGTATCTATGTAAGCACTAGCATTTGCGTTTTGTGATGTACTTGTTATGCCACCAAAAAATATATTACCAGAAGCATCTATTCTAACTCTTTCTGCTGTACCACCTGTTACAAATGCTAATTGATTAGTTGTTGACTTAATATTATTGCCGTCAATATTAACATTATCTACTTGTAAATTAGTTATAGGTGAATTAGCTCCTAAATTTACACCATCAATAACTCCTGAATCAATATCTACTTGATCTAAATAAGCAATTCCATCAATATATAAATCTCTAAATTTTTTAGAAGATGTTCCTATATTAGCTGTATTTGTTACTTCTGGGATAAGACCATCTACTAACAAAGTTCCAATACCGTTTTCAATAGATCCGTTAGTAGCTCCTTGACCAGTAGCGTAAATCATAGCTGTAGCACCATTTGGAAGTGTAATAGTGTTACCTGCTGAACCTTGTTTAAAAGTAAGAGTGTGACCTCCTGAAGTAGCATTTTTTACATACCAAGTTTTTTCTAAATCAGAAGGAGAAAAGGTAATAGTCCTTCCAGAAGTTAAGGTTCCTGTAAAATTAATAAATTTATTTCTAGCGTCAGAAGAGCTTCCGTCAGATATACTGAAAGTAAAATCTGCATCAGACATTGCATAACTGACATAACCAGCAATTGCTTGATCTATAAGATCAAAATTAGTATTTGTACTTGTACCCCATGTACCAGATTCTTCACCTGTTTGAATTAATTTTATTCCTAAATTACTATATGTAGCCATTATGCAGCAATCCTTGTCCAATTAGGTGTTTGACTTGTATCTACTTCTTGCCATAACACCAACTCGCCAACTTCACCAGTGGCAGTAACGCTTGTTGGGAAAACAGTAGAACCTTCTTGCACCAACACAGTTCCAATTTGACCTAGTGTTGAAACGCCAGAAGGAAACGCTGTTGCTCCCATGGATAAACTAACATCTCCTTCGCTCAATGTCATTAAAAGATTTACATTTACACCTACAGTAACACCAAAACCCATACCACTGTGATTTGTGCAATACATATAAAGTTGAGAAGGAGCATTATCAGCTACAGTAATTTGTGTGTAAGCTCCTGCCTGACCTGGTGTTCCTACTACAGTTACGCCATCTGTATATTCTGATCCTCCTCCGTGAGAACCATTAGGTGTTGTAGAAAATCTTATTGGATGATTATTGTTGCTCGAATCTGACTGATCAAACTTATAAGTAAAGCCTTTGTGCAATGCAGTAGGCATTTGTTGTTGAATGCCATTAACAAAATATTTATTACCACTGTTAGTGCTTTTTACTGTTATTACAAAATCTTCATTTTGACGAGGTTTAGCAAGAACATTAGCAATAATAGTTGGATTGCCTAATGTAGCTGTTCCAGAAACACCTGAAGGGAAACAAGTTACACCAAATTTAACAGTTTCATTACCTACAGACATAGTAGCTGTTATAGGTGTTTCTATAACTATACTTACATTGCCTTGAGTAGCAATTGAGTATGGCCCTAAAGAAACATTTGCTGAAACACCACTTATATCTTCAGTACGAGCCGCTGAAACAATAACACTTCCTGCAATTGTATTTGCAGAAACACCTGTTGGAATTACAGTTACAAATTGTCCAGCAGAAGCTTGTCCTACTTGAGCAGTAGCTGATACAGATGTGACGGAGACTGTAACGCTAAGTGTAAACTCACCGGATCCTCCATAGGTATCTTCTGAATATGTAGTTGCACCGAAAGCCATGCTTTATATTACTCCTGTAATATAAACAACTTACACTACTCTACTGTGAATTGTCTATCTTCAGATTCTATTAATTGCTTAATTTGATTACCTAACTCGGTCGAGTCAATTTCTAGTAGAGCGTCTAAGAAGTCTTTTTTATCGCTAATAACAGAAAAATTCACATCATAGTTGTGTTCTATTCTCATAGTATGAAGTGCTTCTATTTCTTTTTGTTGTAGAACCCATTCGTCCTTTTTTTCTTCACTCATTATTATACTTTTGGTTGAAGTACTTCAATTCCTAAAGAATCAACAGGACAATCTGGAACAGTAATATCATCAGGATCTGTTTTAGATGCTGGCAAATCTCTAAGAGTTGCTCTCCATGTTGTTAATGCTTCTTTTTCAGAATTACTTAAAGGTGAATCAGAATGCATAGCCCAATCAGAATCAGATAACAATTTATTTCTGTATTGTCTAATTGCTTCAAAAAGATTTGCATCATAATTGTCTATTAGTGCTTGGCAATCAGCTTTAGCTTCATCCCATTCTGCATCTGTATAGTCTTCAACAACTCTTACGCCTTCAGCATTACGAATTGCTTTTTTAGGCCTTACTGTAAATACCTCAAAATCTGCTTGTGTGTACGCCATATTAATACTCCTAATTTTTAAAACTTATATTATTTAATATATTTAATCAACTTAAATTATCTTAATAACTTGCAGGTACAGTATTTATCCAAAACTCAAATCTTCCACCTGATATTCCAAAATGACTAGCAGTAACTTGTCCACTACTTCCACTGCTACCATTATTAGCAGTGGTAAATTGATGAGGTAACATACTTAATTTTACACCTGCTGCATAATTACTATTCATAAAATAATAGTTATTTGTTGAATTATCAGCATCTTGACCCATTTGATTAGTACCCATAGCAGGATAACCATTGTTGTACCAACTATTTGCTCCTTGATAATTAAAATTAGTAGTTGCTCTCCAAGAACTTTGTCTGTTATGAATAATACATTCTCCACTAAAATTAGCTTGATGATTGTTGTTTCTTGTACTTGTTACACTCCATGGATTGTTAATTTGATTAAGAATCATAGTATTTTGACTGCTAGTGCTAGGAACAATACCTATTTGAGTATTCTCGCCTCTTATTATTCTATAACCTACATCCTCTACTGTATAGTATGCAGGATTACCACCTGACCTACTCCACTGACCATTTTTTCCATTACCAGTTTGATCATAATTAGAATTCCAACTACTGCTACCATTTACAAAAGTAGTGCCACTTCTTATTTTAAAATTTGTATTATTGTGTACTAAAGAATTTCCTTCATAATCTAATGGTTTTACAAAAGTATGAACCCATACAGTATTTTGACTATTAATTCCATTTTTAAAAGAAAAGTTTACATTGTACCATTTTATAATAAAAGAACTTATTCGATTGTATGGTATAAAATCATTTGGAACAAGCATATCTATTTGTTGCAAATTTTCAGATGCAACAGGATGTTTATCATAATCCCAAACTCTAAGCAAGATAGGTCCTTGCATAGTTTGATTATCAAATTGATATTTAGCAGTTGCTGACTGAACTTCAGAATTTACTGTAGCAAAACCTAAATTACCACTGCCATCTGTTTGCATAAATTGATTAGCAGTACCATCAGCAGAAGGAAGACTCATTTCTGATCCTAATTCACCAACTTTAAATTTTACTTTTTTTCCTGCACTAGCTTGAAGAGTTAAATCTGTTGAAGTTGCTGATACAATTGAGCTAGTAACTAATTTAGATACCATTTAAATCTCCTAAGATACTACGCCATCTTTAAATTTAGCAAACAACATAAAGACACCATCGCACAATGTTGCGTTATTAAAACCTTGTATTCTAAAACCCATGCTGTGCTTTACATTAGCAGCACTTGTTTTATGAAAACCACTTGTAGTTGAGTAATTAGCTGCTTTAGAATAAATTCTTTGACCAGGCAACTCTTGATTATAATAATTAGTTCTTCCTATTGAACCTTCATAATACGCTTGAGGAAATGCATTAGCATTCCACCATTTAAAAAGTAATTGACCAACAGGATGTGCTTGAAAGGAAGTTCCTCTACCTCCATTCCATCTTGTTGTGGTGCTATCGTTATTAAAAGACATATAATCATGGCCCATTTTAAAATATCCACTATTACCTGAAGTAGCGTCAGTTCCAAAATTAAAGTCTCTATTAAAATCTTTATAATAACTGCCATAACCTTGCATCATAGTGGTATCGCTTGTTGCTTTTCTTGTAGTTGTAGTTCCGTCTTGAGCTAAAGGATAAATAAAATACTCTCCATCATTTGTACCTAATTGACCGCTACCGCTTCCACTCATGTAAATTTCCATACTTAATACATCTGAAGGATTAGTTGTGTAAGAAGAGGGAACAGTCAAAGTAACAGAATTAGCGTTAGCTGCATCATTTAAACCAAAAAAATATTTATCACAAAGTCTATAACCTTGATGATTTCCATCAGGGGTTGATAATGGATTAGAAGCAGGAGTTACAAATTCTAAGACTCCACCAGTTCCATTTGTTTGTAATACTTGACCAGCAGCTCCATCAGAAGGAGGCATTGTATAATCTATACCAGCACTTCCTATTTTTGATGATTTATCTGTCCAACCTAAATTAGCAGAACCATCTGTTTTTAAAACTTCTCCTGCGGAACCATCAGCAGAAGGTATAGTAAAAGCAGTATTACTTGCTTGAGATTGTATTTTTTTTACAACTATTTTACCCATTAGCTTACTACTCCATCTTTAAACATTCCATACATTTCTACAAACCCTGTTGTAAAATTAACACCTAAAGTATTTGTTATTTTTATTCCCATACTGTGTCTTCCCTCATTATTTCCATCTGTTAGTGACGTTCCATAAGTAGGAAACATACCCATTTCATCGTAATAATTACCTGTATTTTGATTGTTAATATATTGCATTTTTCTAACAAACACTGGTGAACTATTACAATCGGAAGTAACTTCTCCAAATAAAAGACTCTGAGACCCATTCCACGTTAGAGCATTACTAGCACCTCCAGTTGCTTCATTAACAAAAAAATCTATATTGTTGCTAGCGGAATTACTTTCTCTAAAAACATTTCGAGCTGTTCCATAAAAACGCTGACTACTAGATTGTTCAGTCATTTGAACATTAACAGAACCTTTACCCTCTACACCTAGTTGCATATGATCTCCTGAATAATTTGAACCAGCAGTATACATATTACTGTTCGCTGATCCACCTGCTTTACCTACCAAAGGCGTAAAAAGTGCTCTCCAATCAGCACCACTAGCTATTCCAAGACCTGTTATAACAATTCTAAAATTTCTTATAGTATTTAAATCGGTACTTGTATATCCTGATGGTACAGTTAAATTAATACTAGAAGCAGGTGTTCCTCCTCCTGATATAACATATTTGTCTAAAAGTCTTTCTCCTTGATGTGAATTATCAGGAGTGTTCATTGGGTTTGTACCTACGGCAGTTGCTGTTAAATTACCATTTGCATCCGTAACAAAAGTTCGATCATCAGCTGCACTTGCAGGAAAAGTTATGTTAGTTCCGTTTTGTGCTTCTAACTGAGCTCCTCCAAAAATAAGATTACCTGCATTGTTTGATGATTGTAAAACTTGTCCGTCAGTACCATCTGTAGTTGGCCATGTTAAAGTTGGAGAACCGCCAGATGAATTTTTTAAACTATTTACTACTAAAATACTCATTTTTTTCTCCTACACACCATCTCTAAGACAGTAATATAACTCTATAGTTCCATTACGGAATTGACCATTATTAATATAGAATTGAAAACCTGCAGCATAACCTGTTGACATTGCAAAAGAACCTTGATTACCTGTTCCTTGATACACAAGACTTCCTCTTGAAATTCTATTTTCTGTTGTATCATTATGTAAATAACTATCTACTGTTCCATCAAAATCATATTTAGCATTATAATGCTGCAAATAAAAATTTTGTCTTCTTCTTGACATATTAGCCGCACCAAATCCATTAAAATCTCCATTAGTAGTATCAGATTGTGCAGTTGATTGTTGAAAATAATTAGGGCTATTGTTTGTTATTACAATGAAATTATTTTTTCCTGTGTAATATTGTGAGGCATTTTGTGAAGCCATTACTTGCAACAAATGACCTATTTCAGAATAGGCAATAGGATTATTACTAGCGTCAATAGGTTTAGCACGCAGGTAAAAATTACCAGATGAACCACCAATACCAATACCTCTTACATAATAAGATATAACATCTGATGCATTAACAGTACTAGGTATTTTTAAATTTATTGATGAGACATTAGCATTAGGACCAGGACTTTCAACTCCACCATAACCATTAATAGTAGAACAAAAATCTGCTTTATCTCCAAGCCTCCAACCAACATGAGAATTTATTTCCATTGGATCACCACCAGCAGAATACCAACCCATAGTATTTCCTCCAGCTGTTCCTAATGCTTTTCCAGCTTGAATGTTAGCAGGGGTTGTGTAAGTAACTGTACCTGCTGCATTTGTTACTTTTTGAAGTCTATCTCTCCATGAAAGAACGCCTGAACCATTTGTTTGTAATAAATCACCAGCTGCAGGTGTTGCTGTTGGCAAGGTAAGAGCTGTTCCTCCATTATATTGTATTTGATCTACTGTTAATAATGACATTTTTTTATCCTATGCGTTTAATGTAACCGTGTCACCTAAATTTAATACAGCATGAGAAGTTGCGTCAATGACTTCAACACTTCCTGAGCCAGTAATTGCTACTGAGCCTACCACATTAAATTGCCCTAAAGCAACTGTAATTTCTGTAATCGTTCCAGCAGACCAGAAGGGAGAAACTTCGTTAGCGTATGCTGTATCTGCAATATAATATACTGCATTATCAAAAACAGTTACTGAACCATTTGCACCTATTGTTGTTCCATCTTTTGCTGTAAATACTGCACCTAGTGTAAAACCACCTGTTGTTTCTGGTATAACACTTTGTGCTCCATTAATATTTCCTGAAGCAGAAGATATATCAACAGCAGATAAAACACCCGCTCTTTCAGCTGGTAGTGTTACAAAGACATCTTTTTCCGCTGCACTAAAATTAACTAAACCATTTGAATTAGAAGATTCAAAAACAAAATCACGGCTAAGCGTAGTACCGCTTGCAGTATATGTTCCTATACCTGTTTCAAAATCTCCAGCTGCATTAGTGATTCCGTATTGTGTACGAGCACCATCTCCTAAAACAGAAAAAGCTTGAAACCCTAAAGTAGCACCAGACAAAGTAAGAGTTCCGGTTCCACTTGTTGTACTTGCCTCTTTAATCCTATCAGCTATTTTCAAGCTAAAATGAGGCATTTAGACTATCCGAATTATAGCGTTTGTTGCATCAGGTGTTGGAAATTGAACTGTAAAATCACCAGAACTTGATGATTTATCTGAACCAAAGTCAAGAATTGCTACTGATTTATTAGATTGTGTTGAATTATAAATCATTGCACCACGAGCTGTAATAGTAGAAGTACTCCACGTTGTATCAGCAAAATCTGTAATAGCAGTAGTTCCTGATGGATTTGATGGTGTTACATTAGTTAATGTATTTCCTCCAGATGTGTAAGCAGTTCCAGAAGCTTCATTAGTTGTTGTAAATGCGGTAGTACCTGCACCTAAAGTTGCAGATGATGTATATAGAGCAATTTTAAATGTTGCTCCTGTATTAGCGGATCCACCGCCACTACCATTAGTAAAATTATGAACACCTTGAAGCATTTCAACCTTAAAGCTGGTGGTCATTGCTTGAGTTATTGCCATTTTATATTCTCCTTATAATTTCGGCCATATCATTGTGTCCTTGTGAGGACAATGTACCACATATAGTTGTACGTTCAGACAAGATAGCTTGTTTTATGTAATAAGTCATTACACTTCTTACATTTTCTTTAAATGCTTCTGCCTGCTCTCTAATTGCAGGAGGAGCGTCAGCGGATACAGAAATAATTTTATCAGTAGCTCTATCAGCCCAATAATCAACTCCTAATCCGGTATTGTTTGTAGTTACCACTTCTACTTGACCTAATTTAGGTCCTAGTTCTTCTGTAAACATTAAGTCACCTCTATTCTTAAACTATCAAAACGATACTCATCTCGTCTGTCTCTACCTTCAAATAGGTTTTTCTGACGAGATATTTCTTCCATGAACCTTTTTTCATATTCTGCTAAAAGGGTAGGTTCGCCCTTCATAAATATATAAGCTTCAATTAAAGAACCATACAATAGTGCATTTCTTGAATTTTCAGACAAGTAAGTACCATTTGT